ATCTTCATTATATGCAGGTGTGGCTCCGAAACTACGAATAAAAGTATTCAAGCCGTCGAATACCATGAGATGATCATTTACATCCGACGGGCTTGAAGTTCTTTCTTGTTGTAACTCTTTAAATAATTTTTGATATTTGTTCATTATTAAATTTTAAATTTACAATTATCAAAATGCCATTGGTGCATTTGTGGTGCACCTCCGAGTTTTTTGCAATACATACATTGTAATACGCGTTTCGGTTTTTTTAATTTGTTTTTAGTTTCATCTGATAATTTACGTCCGGTTAATGATTTACTAATTTTATCTCTAGTTAATTTAGAGACAGAGTGTCCTTGCTGAAGAATTGACATATTATTTGATCTTAATATTTTAAAATATTCATATTCTCGATTTGAAACTATATATCCTCGTTGATGATTTTTATTAACTAAATGTATCATACACCATACAGCATCATGAAGTTTTTTACTATTAGGATATATTTCACATAATAACTTATGAACTAAAAAATGTTCTCGTGCTGTTAATTTAACAAGATTAGATTCAATATCTAAGCCACCTAAACACCTAGGAATAACATGATGCCATTCGTAGTAACCTTGCAACATTCTAGTGCGAGCTCTATCAATTATAGCATCATGTATTCTTTGGTAATTCATAACTTGTTATCCCTCTTCATCAATGAACTCGTCTGTGATTATTACATCATCGATTCCGCCATCAATTCCGGCTTGATATTTGAATATGTAAGCATCGCAGATTCTTTTATATAACCTATCTTTTGCTTCTGGGTTATTAATAACCTTATCAACAAAATCTTTACTTTGGAATTTTAATTCGCCAAACGTTTCACCAGTTTCGTGATCAATATCTTCTAAAGTATACCATGCACCTGATTGTTTAACTAAATCAAAATTCTTCATGATTGATAACCAACCGCCGTAATTGTCGATACCACTATCATAGTAAATTTCATAATCTACTTTGCGATGCGGCGGACCCATACGATTCTTAACTACCTGCACATTTGTTTTGCTACCTACAACTTGTTCTACACCATTAACTTTGGCTTTGATCATTCCTGTATTCTTAAGACGAAGACGAACTGATGCGTGAAATGGAATTGCCTTACCGCCTGCTGTTGTCCATTGGTCTCCGAATGATACGCCTAATTTAGTACGTAACTGATTTGTAAAGATAAGACAAATACGTTCACGTGCAATCCAATTGGTTACTTTACGCATTGCCTTTGATAAGATGATTGATTTTGATGTTGCATAACCATCTTTATCATATTCAGCTGACATTTCAATTTTTGTAGATGCACCCATAATTGAGTCTACTACGATTGTCACTAAACGATCTTTATCTGATTTACGAACTCCTTCTACAATTGTTTCGATCGTTTCAAAGATTTCTTCAATTGTTTCTAATGGAACATATAGCATTGTTTTTAAATCAACACCAATTGCTGTAAGGAATTCAGAACTCGTAGCAGACTCTGTATCAATATAAACAGCTAATCCACCTTTCTTTTGTGTTTCTGCTAATGTATGTGCTGCTAATAATGATTTACCAGATGCTTCTAATCCGGTAATTTCAGTAATCCGTCCCACAGGAAAGCCGCCATATGGACGGTTTGAAATTGCTAAATCAAGCATCGAGCAACCTGACGAAATCCACTCTGATACATTGCTTGGAGAATCTTCATCGCCATCTAAAAAGAACGCAGTCTTAAGATTTTGTCCTTTAAATTGCTTGTTAATACTATCCGCTAATGTATTTGCTAGACTGTCTTCTAGTTCCAGTTTACTTTTACTCTTTGCCATGTAGACTCCTTATTAATTAAATAAATCATTAAATGCTGATGCAACATCCTCAACTTTACCTGCAATTGGTTTTGAAGCTTTTTCGGGTGCTGCTGGTGCTGAAGCTTCTTCTTCTTCAACATCTGAATCTGCATTCTCTGGATTCATCCATTCTTTAAGAGCATTTTCAAGTTCTTCATAAGTTGGCTCAGGGAACAAATCAGTGATTACTGGTTGATTCATAATTTTCTCTGCAATTGCTTTATCTTCAGTTGCAGGTTGTGTATTTGGTTTAACACGGATTGCTGTTTTAGGGAAAGCTCCGCCTTCAGCTGGTGTAAATTCTACGTCAATATCACGACCATTCATTAAGTCTGTAATATCACCATAATCTGCATCAGAGATAATTGATAAAAGCTCAGTGTAGATTTGTTTACCGAATCCCCAGAATTTAACTCCTTCAGATTCTTTACCACGAACGATTACAGGAACATAAGTTCTCATTTTCGGTTCAATTTTGCGACCCATTAGCCATTCGTCTTTGTCGCCTGTTTTCTTAAGTTTGTCAGCAAACTCTACAATTGGATCTGCATTACCAAATGTGATCGGAGATAACATGGATCTCTTACCGATATCATAATGGAAATAAAGTTCTAAAAATGGATTGTCTTTGCGATGAACGTAAGGTACAATTCTTACTCGCGTTTTGCCTGCTTCAGGTTTCCACAAATTTTGTTTTTTGTCATCAGATTTGTTTAACTGATTCAACTTCGCTTTGATAGCGTCGAGGTTAAGTGCCATAAGTGCTCCTTTGTTAATTAAGTAAATAAAAATATAAATTATTAATTATAATATAGATAATTAATGGGGTAAATCAAAGTAATTAGTTAAGTTTTTTGTTTTTATTTTAAATTCATGTTATAATATTGTTTCATAATTCTTTTAATATAAAAAGGATTGACTTTAGAATCCGTATCCATCATAATTGCATATGCAACACCAGCTGCTGAAAATGTCTGGGGTGAGTCTTCTAAATAACTTTTATATATGTATTCTGCAAATCGTTTATCAGATTCTTCGTTTTCTGCAAGTAAGTTTTTTAATCTAATCATTACAATCCTTTTACTTTAATAAATATTAATTCCAAGTAAATTTCTTAAAGAACGTTAATTCAATAACTCGGAAACCAGCATCATCAGTTAAGATAAATGAGTTCTGATAATTACTCCAATCTAATTGATATGTTTTATCTAATACTCCATTGTTCACTGCACGAATAATTTCATTAAGTGCATTAACTGTATACAATGTATTAGTTTCTTTTTTGCGGTGAATGCTGATTGTATTTTGACCTCTTTGAGTTGTAGCATCAGCATTATATGTACAATATAAATTGTCTGCAGCTTCTGCGTTAGCAAATACAAATATTCTACGTTCTGGGATGATGTAACTTTGCTGTATGTATTCTGTTACTATATTTAAATCTGATCTATGTGCGAAGGTGCAAAGTAATTGTGTTTTCAATATTGTTCCTCAATGGATTCATTAGTTTCTTCAGATGGCGTTATATCTTTTTCTATAATACGTATCTTACCAGCGTCGGTTGCTGCGTAGCGTAAATCTTGCGTTACATTAATTCGATCTCTTCGGAAAACTATAAATGTAACATCGTTGATAATAGCTTTTACGGCTACGTCCATATCACGATCTAGATCTAATGGATTTCTAACATATTTTAATCGACGCAATTCTGTATTTACATATGTTAGATTTTGACTTTCATTTCGTATAGGACGAACTACAAATGCTTCTCCAGATGCATCTTCTATAGGTTCAATTGACATTTCAAGCGGAACTGCATTTGGCCCTCTTAAAATTACATTCGTATAACCTTTAATTTCGGATTGTAATTTATTTGCTTCTCGATAAAACATATCTAAATATTGTTTATCTTTCATCCCAAGATTACCGGCTAAAATAACATCTCTTCGACTTTCTAAATATCGTATTGCTTCTAATAATGGTTCCGGTAATAATTTATCTAAATCAAATTTTGGACTATCAATACCACGTAATTGTGATAATCGTTGAAATGTCATTGTAATCTCATCCCAAAATCTAAATCTAGTTACAGTTCCTTTTGTTCCTAAACGAATTGATGCATTTGGTTTATCTGGATTACTATAATCTTTTATTTCATATTTTGCACCATTAACATTTAAATCATATGATACATTCCCACCTTGTATAAATGAATCTCGAATAAGTGCAGCTAAAAGTATTTCGCCTTTCCCTAATCCAGCTTTATGTAATTGAAATAAATCGCCGTATATTCCTGATTTAAAATTAAATGAATTTAATAATTGTTCAGTAACTTCAGTTTCAGAATATAATATATTAGCAAAGCGTTGAGCTTGTTCGTAAGATACATTATTTAAAAATTTTAATGTGGGCATTTCAGCTTCAACTGGTAATAAACTTAAGAATTTTACTAAATCATCTGTTTTATTAACTTCTTGTACAGCTTTCGTTAAAAATTGATTTTCTATAGAATCTAATTTAACTGATTCTGTAATACGATCTTTAACAGTGCCTTTTGCTCGTTCTACAATTTGCCGAGCGTGCTCTGGTGTAACTTTTGCAGTTTCTATTAGTACGTGATACAGTACTTCGTAATCCTTAGCACTAGTTGGATAACCTTTAGGTAATCGAAAACACCACTCTGTTAAAATTAAATCAATGTTCATAAAGAAATAGTTTTTATTTTATCATAAATATCGCCCACTTTCACTTTTACTGGAAAACGGCCTTGTTCTAATACTGCTTTGATATCAGGTAACAATTCTTTTGCTTCAGTTACTGGCACATCAAACAATACTGAATCATATGTATAAAGTATCATAACTGTTTCGCGGTCTTTTAATATATCTTGTACTTGTTGTAATTTTTGTACGGATACTTCTGTTTCTGTTGCTTGCAAATAGTAATTAAACAATTTATTTGCTGTCATATTTTTTACCATATCCTTGGTAATAGGTCGTTTTAATATGGGTGTTTCTATACGCCCTTTTGCTTTCCATTTTGCCCAAAGATCATATACAAATGCATTTACCTTTTGAAAGAACGGAATTGATAAAAATTCTGAATCAATGCCTCCATATAACAATCGGAATGTTATTTGTTTGCTTTCATCTCGTTGCTCATCTGTTAATTCATCAGTGCCGAAATAGAATCTACCTAAATAATCATGTATAGATGATACAGGTAAATCATATCCAATTAATCGTGCAATCAATCTAACGTGATATGAATCAAAATCCATTTCAACTAATGCTCCATTTTCAAATCTACTACAAAATGCTGCTCTTGTACCATCTTCTTTATTCATTGCAGCAAAGTTGAATCCGCGATATGCATTACTAGGGCGGCCTGTCATTGTATGATAATTATACTGCGAATACACTCGACCATCTTTAATCAATTCGGGCATTTTAAAATCTTCTGTCACCTGCAGGCCTGATTGTTCAATTGTTGCAAATACTTGTGGATATAATGCATTAAATTTTAAATATGATTCCGACATTTCTGCATTTATACACATTGGCCAAGCATAGTGTCGAATCTTTTGACACATTGCTAAATGTTGTTGCAATGGCACAATTGCATTAACTGTTTCTAATGAAGAATGTCGTCTCCAAAAAAATTGATGTGCTGGCATAAAATAATGAGATTCATCATAAGATTCTCCATATGTATACCACCACAATGTTTTAACATCCCATACAGCACCATTACCACCTATTTGAAGCCATTGCTTCTTGTCGTGAACAAAGATATTCTCCAACTGCATAAAAGCACTTACAAGTTCAGGAAACCCTTGTACTTGTTCAGTATGACGAATTGGTACTATGCGTTCAACATCATCTTCCGTATAAACATATAATGCAACTAAGGGATTACATGATATGTGCACTGCAGGGCTGGCCAGTATAGGTACAATCAATGTTTTGCGATTTTCTATGCATCGCAATAATCCATGTACTTCATCGACACTATCCACTATCATTATGGATATAATATAAAAAATTTATCAGGAATCCAACCCGTTAATATCTACAGGTTTAATGTAAATTGAATCTGTATAATATTGTAATGGATCATTTAATACTAATTCGATACCCGGCATTGTATTTTTTGCTTGATGTGTTTGCTTAATGTTTTCTTGTTTAGCATCGTGTTCATCACCAGCAATTGTCCAAAACAATTCGACTGCATCATACATGTTACTATCAATTCGTTTTTGTTGCCAACGTTTGAATGTGTCTAAATCAATTTCATAGATACTAGATTCATTTATTTTTTTGATAAAATAGCGTGTTATGTATCCAAGTTGTATGTCTGATAAATTGATTTTAACTTGATATGGTACAAAATTTTCAAATTTAGTTTGAACTGCATTTAATTTTTTATAGATGTATGCAGCTGAATCAATTTTTTCATATGCTATTAGTTTTACGGAGAGATCTGGATTCCATTGTGGTTCGGTGTATGTTTCGCCCGTTGTATATTGATGATACATTCCAACATATTCAGTACCCGTTTCAGTCATCCACTCTGAACCAGTAGTGAACAAGTTATTAACTATTTCATCAATTAAGTAGTATGCTTTTTGTCTCATATCAATCTATCGCCGGTCTCATTATGCATCGTATTGTTGTTGTCCATACGCCGTCTGTTCCTACGGTATGTGTTACACTAACAATAGTAAATACTGCATTTCGTTTATATCTACTAGGTAATGCTTCAAATGTTAAAACATCGCCATATCTAAATCCATTAATACCATCAATAGTAAATTCAACATCGAACGGAATAACTGGTGCTGTTAATTGATTTGCTTCTTGTATGGTTGGTGTAGGATATTGAACATATTTTTGTACCGCATCGTGCAATGTTATTTGATCAATTGTATTAGATGGCATCCGTCCGAAATGTTTTAACGCTTCTTTATATTGCTTTAAAAACTTTCGGTGCGTGTCGAGATATGTTTTGGTAATTTTATCAAGATCTTCTTGTGTGATACCATTGCTTATAACTTCATGTGGTCCTGTTCTAGTAATAGTATTTGCAGTATACATGTATGCAACATATGGTGCAATATCTGATTCTGCAATTTCGCCTGGATCTTGATTGACTACATATGCT